TTAATAAGTAAACACCTCGTACATTACCACCGGGCAAATCATGGTAAACATCCCCCTTGCCTCTGCCAGTTTCCCCGTTGTTTTTTCAGCCCCGCACGATATTGTAAAGCTGCCCCCTTTTACCGTATATATCCCCAGCAGTATTTGGCCGGTACTTGTTACCGCCAGCACCAACCCGCCATTGCGCGGCTTTGTGTTTTCGCTTGCATACAGCCGTGCCCCGGCAGGAACCCCAACTATTGCCTGCGGCAGATCATAACAAAAGATGCTGCCAAACCCCGCAATGTGTTGCCGGTACTCGCGCCGCTGCAAATTGTTTACACACGCATATTGCTCCACGCTTTCCACCATGCTATTGTATCTCCGCAAATCCTCCTGCGTAAACACCGGAGCCATTTGTGGCACATACTTGGGTTCAAAGTACGCTTTGCCTCCCGTGCCCTCGTTTAAGCTGCTATAATGCTCCTCCCCGTTGCTTGCCACAAAAATGCGATCTTGCGGCAGATAGCTTTTGATGTGCTTGTAAAGCTCCTGCCACCTGCGGCCGGTAATCCCGTTGCCTTGCCTGCGCCATTTTACCATTGTTGCCGGGCTTATGCCCAGCACCTCAGCAAACGCATTGGCTGAAATCTTGTTTGCCAGCATATATTGGTCAATGGCATTTACAATGTTGATGTCAATTTTCATTCTTTTTTCTCCTTGTGGTTTGCGGGCGGGTGGTTTTTTGCCGCCCGTGCGCGCCCTATTATAATTTATTTCATTTGCGCCGTTTTTCAATCCGTTTTCAGTTTATTTTGTAAAAAAATCCGTTATTTTTTGCTTTTTCGGCTTGCATTTACAAAATACACCGTTATATTTTATTATTGTTGAGTGAATAAAGTAAACAGACCCATAACCAAGGAGGTATAAAAAATGATGGTGGCAATCAGCAACCCGGCTTGTATCAGCTATTTGCGAAATACAAGCAAAACAAACATGGAGGTTGTGGAGCGTGCGGTATGCGCCCGGCTGGGCATTACCCCACGGCTTTACACTACCAAAACGCGGGGCAGACCCAAGCACACGGAGTGCTGCAACCGGCTGCCGGTAAAAATCCGTGATGAACGGGTGGTGCAGTTTATTTTGTTGCAAAAACGCACCTGCGGGGCGTGCTACCGGCATACAGTTGAGAGTGCTATGCTGGCCAGTATGCCACGTAAACGCAAGGGGGTGAGGTAATGAAAAAGGAAACTATTAACAGTATAAGGATACTGGCGGCAGCCGACCCAACAGTTACGCCGGAGCAGGTGGAAAACATTGTGCGAGCGTGCGAGGTAAAACAGGTGCACCGGCAACTTATAAGCGGCAATGAGGCCCGGCAAATAATTGGTGGGGAAAGGCCGATAAGCAAAGTTACGCTGGGGAAATGGATTAAGCAGGGTAAGGTTACCCCGGTGAAGATCAGCCGCAGGATTTACAGGTATGACAGATTGGAAATTGAACGCCTTGCCTATGGTGGGCAGGCATAAAACCACAGGGCAACAGCCCGAAAACCACAAGGAGAAAGTATTATGAGTAACGAAACCGCAAACAAGGAAACCGAAAGCAGCATGGTTTTGGCAGTACCGGAGGCAACCATTACTGCGCTGGATAAGGCCGCGCAAAATGGCGTTATTGCACAAAATGTGGCCAGCCAGTTTAAGAAAATGTTTATGCTGGGGGCCGTGATGCAGGAGTTGAAAAAGCTGCTTACACCGGAGGTGATGCAGCCCATTATGGCGCTGCAAAACAGCCCCATTGGCTTTATGACCGACCGCCCCGGTGGTTACGATATTGACACAGTGCGGGATGCTGTTATTGAGGCGGCAGTTAATGGTGTGAGCGTGTGCGGCAATGAGTTCAATTTGCTGGCCAAACGCTGCTACGTAACCAAAAACGGGATGAAACACAAGTTGCGCGACATCCCCGATTTGTACAAAAATGTTACACCCGGCATACCCAAGATTATGAGCGACAAAGGCGCGGTGGTGCGGATGCACATTGATTGGACTTACAGAGGCAAGCACAATACCGTTGATCTTGATTTGGCAATCCGCGTTAATAGCGGGATGGGCGCAGATGCTATTATTGGCAAAGCCACCCGCAAAGCATACGCATGGTTGTATGAGGAGGTAACAGGAAACAGCGTGCCGGAGGGCGAGGTTGCGGATATGGAGCCTATTGAGGTAACAGTAAGCCCGCTGGAAACGGCACCGCAGGTTGTTGCGGGGATTGAGCAGCAGCAGGCCCCGGCCACCGGCCGCCCGGATGAGTTGCCGATGTAATAGGATATAACAGGTGCGGGGCAAATGCGCCCCGCATATTACAAAACCACAAAGACCACAAGGAAAAAGACCATGGAAAAGATTACAGTACAAACAGCACCGCAGGCGCAGCACCACGAATTTAGCCCCAGCAAGTTGCAGCAGTACAGGGATTGCCCCGGCAGCTACAAAATGCAGATGGGTATGCCGGACAACAGCAGCGAGGAGGCAAAAGAGGGGAGCATGCTGCACGCTTGCATTGCCACAGGTAATTTTGATGGATTGACCGAGGAGCAAAGCGAGCTTTGTGCCGCTTGCCTGCAATTCCTGGCCGAAATTGCAGGCGGCGAAAACAGCGGAGCCACAATTTACCACGAACTGCCCATACAAGTGCGGGATGCCAACGGCAACATACTTACAGAGGGTACCGTTGATGTTGCCATTGTTTTTGCCGATGGCGAGCTGGCCACGATTGATTGGAAATTTGGCCGCACCCCGGTAACAGAGGTAAACCGTAACATGCAGCTGGCCACATACAGTGTTGGTGTAATGCAGAAGTTTGGCGGCACCCGTTGCACCGGCCACGTTTTCCAACCCCGCATATACTCCCGCAGCCAATACACCTTTTCCCGCCCCGATGCCATTATTACCAACATTGCGCGCGTGATTGATCGCTGCAAAGATAGTGCACTGCTGCTTAATGCAGAAACAGATGCGTGCAAGTATTGCCGAGCCAAAAGCAAATGCCCGGCATTTATGGCAAAATTTAACGCGCTGGCAATAAACGAGGTAAACACGCTTGATAACCCGGAAACGCTGGCCGCGTTGTACGAAACCAGCAAACAGGTGGAGAAGTTTTGCCGAGAGATCAAGGCGGCAATGGAGCAGTACATTGATGCCCACGGTGAGTGCTGCGGTTATCGGTACAAAGAACGGCCGGGCAACCGCGAGTGCACAGATGTGCTTGGTGCGTACCAGTTGGTGCAGGCTATGATTACGCCCGCAGAGTTTACAAAGGTGTGCAAAATGAGTATTGGCGGCCTTACAGATGCGCTGGTGGCAAAAATGCAGGCTGCGGCAGAGGCCAAGGGGGAAAAACTTACCAAGGCCGCAGCAAAGGCGCAAATTGATACAGTGCTGGCGGCTGTTGTGCAGCGCGGAGCAGCTACCAAAAGCATTGTTATGGGATAACCAGCACCATGGACGGTGGATGGATTAAACTGTATAAAAGCATATTGCAATGGGAATGGTGGGACGAGCCTATTATGGTGAAATCCTACCTTGCCATGCTGCTTAAATGCAACTGGCAGCCAACCCGGTGGCACGGTATAGAGCTGGCGGCAGGGCAATTTATCACCAGCTTGGATGGCCTTGCGCACGAGCTGCATATTAGCGTGCAGCAAGCGCGCACTGTACTGCGCAGGCTGCGCGATACGGGCGAGATCACCATTACCGCAACCAACCGTTACACGCTTATTACAGTATGTAATTGGGCCGCATACCAAATGCCTGATAACGAGCAAAGCAACAAACAAAACAACACAGATAAGTGCTTGATAGAAAGCGCATTAAATAATTGCGGCAACAAACAAACAACAAACAGCAAACAAACAATCAACAAACAAACAACAACAGAAGAAGATAATAAAGATAATAAAGATAATCCCCCTTATACACCCCCCATTGCAGATGATGCGCAAAGCTGCTTGCCTTTTACAGCGTTTTGGGATATGTATGCAAAAAAGGTGGATAAGGAAAAATGCAAGCGCAAATATGCCAAGATCAGCGAAACCGACCGGGCCGCAATCAAAGTGGCGCTGCCAAGATACGTTGCCGCGCACCAAGATTTGCAATACCGGAAAAATCCGGTAACATGGCTTAATGGCCGATGTTGGCAGGATGAGTGGCAACCGGCTGCTGATGCAAGCACGGTGCAGGCAAAAAGTAAGGATTACAACGGGATATGATTATAGAGGATTTGGCAAACGGGATGTGCCGGATTGATTGCCAAGATTGCGGGCAGCTGTATGAGGTGCCGGATTGGCGGCAGGATGCCTTTGCGGAGGTTTTGCAGGCGTGCTATGAGAAACACAGGCTTTGCCCGGAGTGCGATGCAAAGCGGGCGGCGGCAGAGGCAGAGGCCAAAGCAGCTGCACAGCGTGCAGATTGGCAAAGACGGTTGCCGGAGATCATAAGCAAAGCCGGGATACCGGAAAAATACAGCCATGACCGGGAAACAGGGGAACTTTTTACCAAGCCACCGGTGCGATTTTTGGCGGTATGGGTATGGGAGCACCGCAACGCAAATTTACTGTTAAGCGGGCCAACAGGCTGCGGCAAAAGCACGGCTGCGTGTTTTGTTGCAGCCAAGATGCTGGCCAGTGGCCTTAAAGTGCAATACACCAGCTTACGCAGGCTGCTGGCTGATTGGCGCGAGGCAAAACGCAGTGATAGCGCGTATGCTGACGAGAAATTATTGGCGCGGATTTACAGCCAAGATGTTTTTATCATTGATGAGGTGGCCAGCAAGGCGCATATCACCGAAAGCGGGCAAGATTTGTTATGGGATATTTTGGAGGCGGTAAATAACGGGGAGTGCCGCACCAAAGTGTGGTTGCTGGGTAATTTTTACGCTGGCAGTATTGAGGATATTTTTAGAGATCCCGAGCCGGTACGCCGCCGATTGCAGGAAAACTTTATTTGTGTGCGCGCTGACCGAGAGAACCAGCAAACAATACCGGTGCCGGTGTGGGAGGGATAAGCGGAGGCAAACCAAGGCGCGGTGCCTTGCTTATAACGAATGGAGGTTTGTATGGAAAAGCACACAGCAAGCGAATGGGAAAGTTTAACAGATGAGGAATTGCGCAGGGCGGCAGAGTTGCTGGTGCGCCCGGAGTGGCTGCGGGAACGCCCGGTATTGGTGGCGGTTTTAGAAACGCTGGATTTTAACGCACAGGATGCAAAAGAGCAGCTGCAAAAAAGCGAGCCGCTAAATGATGGGCCTATGTTGAGCTTGTAAAATCGCTGCAAAAAAATGCGGAGCCGCGCACAGATTGTTTTTTGTGATTTATTTACAAAATAAACTATTTGCATATTGCATTTTGTAAACTTTGTGCTATATTTTGATTTTGTAGGGCATAACGCCATAAAACAAAAACCACAACACAAGGAAAGTAAAAGAAATGAACAGAATTAACCAACACGGAGTAACCACAACCGCCGCCCCCGGACAGGAGCAGCACGAAACATTTACCCGCCGTACAGCAGGCAAAACCAAGCGTTATGTGCAATACGATTACCGGCACACTGATGGCAGGCTTTTTACCTGCGTTGCCGCAACGTTGGAGCAGTGCCGCGCAAAGCGTGATTGCTGGATGAATAAAAAACAACAGGCGGTGTAAGATATGAGCAGCGTGCGTTTGCGTACAGATCAAATTGCCAAGTTGCGCAAAAGTGGCAATGGCGCTGCAATTATCCGGTATGCCGTGGCCCGTTACAAAAGCGGAAAGCTGCCAGTGCCGGAGGATTACGCAACAATGCCGCAGGGATGCTTGCATATATACGCTGTATGGCGCAAGCCGGAGGGCATTACAGATATGCTGCTGCGGGCAATACTTGATGCGCATTTTACCACACCGGATGTTGAGAGGCAGCAGGAGTTGGAGCGCAGTATTGCACACTTGGATAAGATCATTGAGCAGGAATTTGCACTGTTGGCCAGCAAAGGGCCGTTTATTATTGAGGATGTAGAGCAAGGCGAGGATTGAATATTATGGAAAAGAAATTTGAGCTGGTTGAACGTTTGAAAGTGGAGAAATGTTGTTTTACGGGCAAAGTGTTTGATTGCGGCCGGTGCCAGTTGCAGCCGGAGCGCATAAAACCACCGTGCGGCATACACATGGGTATTTGCATTGATGGTTATATTGAGGATAACGCACCGATGCGGGAGTATAACAGGTTGGCCAAAGGTTTTAACAACAAGGTTATTACCGGCCGGGTGCTGCGGGAATATTTTTGCCAGTTGTACGCGCTTGGGGTGCGAATTATCCCCGTGGGGGAATGCAGCAGGTTTTGTTACCGCCACGGCTGCATGGGGCACAAAACAGAAGATGGCGCGGAGGAGTGAGATATGGCAAACAAAAAGCAATTACGCAGCGCGTTGGCAAGTATGGTTGCGTGCGCTGGCAAACTTGTTTGTGATACGCCGGAAATCGCGGCCATTGAACAGGCTGCATTGGAGGCGCAACGGCTGCTGGATGAGCCCGAGGCGGCGGGGTGCGACACCCGGCCGGATTTACCGCAATGGCATGTGCGATACAGCAAAGTGCCGCACCATGAACACGAGCTTACATTGGCGGTGTATGATGCCGCGACAGGCAAAGCGGTTTGCCGCGTGGTGGATACAGAGGACAGAGGGAGCGCGGAGAGAATAACGCGGCTGTTGGCGGCAGCACCAGTACTATGTGATACTTTGGGCAAGGCTTGTGATAATATGCGCAACTTTGGCTGCTGCATTTATCCTGCGTGCGACAAATGCAAGATCGGTACCGTTTTGGCAGAGGTGCGCAATGGCAAAGGCTGATAAGGATATTGCACAGCTTTGGCAACTTGGCAGCACAGATAAATTGATACACAGGCAAATGGCCCACGCCAGCACGGCAATAAAACGCGTGGCATTTTTGCTGCGCGAGTATAAAGGGGCAGATGCAGGATGGGTGCAGAGCGCAGAGGAGGCAGAGAGGGCGGCGCGAGTTTTGCAAAACTGGATGTGGGCACTGCGAAAACAGGAGCATAAACGGAGATGCAAAAATGGACAATAAAGAGTATTTGGCAGGGATAAAAATATATACTGATGGAGCTTGCAGCGGCAACCCCGGCCCCGGAGGCTGGGGCGCGGTATTGCTTTATAATGGCACCATAAAAAGGTTGCAGGGTGGTTTTGCGTACACAACCAATGGCAGGATGGAGTTAATGGGGGCAATTATGGCACTGAGCGCATTAAAGCGGCCGTGTGGCGTTACGCTGTACACTGATGCAGCATATTTGGCCAATGCGGTAAACAAAAAATGGCTGGAGCGTTGGCAAAAAAACGGATGGCGCAAAACAGATAAAAAGCCGGTGCACAATGCAGATTTATGGCTGCAACTGGCGGTGCTGCTGCATAAGCATGATGTGCAGTTTGTGTGGGTAAAAGGGCACGCAGAGAACGAATATAACAATATTTGCGACCGCATGGCGGTGGAGGCTGCGCACGGCGAGGGGTTACCGGAGGATATAGGATATAAGGAACAGCAAAATGAGTGAGTGCAAAATGTGCGGCAAAGCGTTTGCACCGTTGTTTGCATACAAAAAAAGCAAATACAGTATGATTGCAAGACCGCAGGATTTTTGCGAGGAGTGCAACGCGGCGCGCTTACAAGGGTGTAAAACTTGCGCCTATTATGCCCCGGCAGCAAACCCAAATGCCCCCGAGATGTACGCATACCGCAGACACGGGCCACATTGCAGATTATACCACATAACAGCACCAGCGCTGCACCGACCGCTGCGGCATACAATGTGTGCGGATTGGAAACGCGGCAGGCGAGTTTAAGCCAAGGCGAAGCATTAAAAACCGGTTTTTTGCCGGTTTTTTTGTGTATATATACGTAATTTATTTGAATTTACTTTGTTTACTGCTATATTATTACATAAAGTAAACTATAATATACGAAAGTGCTTACATGACAGATGATTGCCCAATATGCTTTGGCAAACCAGCCAAATGCCGCAAAACGCCACAATGCGCTGAGTGCGTATATGTGGCCAGTTGCGCGTGGTATTGCGACAATCCCCCGCCTAAACGTTTTGCCCGCAGCAGTACCGGGCACCATGTAAGTATGGAGCAGTATCAGTATGCAGAGGAGGTTGCGGCGGTGCCGGATGATGCGGCCAGCGTGTACGATGCTGATACGGAAGATGATTATAGCACCCGACCGATTTACACAAATGCAGATATGCAGTATATGTTGGAATTTTTATTGCGTGAGGTTGATGATTACACACTGGCAGTTGTTGAGTGTGTATTGCGCGAGGGGCACACCACGGCCAGCCAAGTGGCAAAAGCATTTGGTGTAAGCCGGGAGGCGATGCACAGGAAACTGGTTGACAGCTGCCAGCAGTACCCGGCGTTGCGTGAGGTGCTGCGCGGCGCATTGTACCGGTGCAAAGCGTTGGCCGATGCTGACAATCGCAGCAATATTACCGGGCGCAGGGCACGGCCCGCAAAACCTAAAAACACACAAATGGAGTTTACTTTTAATGGCTGATTTTAACTTGGTAATAATCGGGGGCAACATCACCAATGCACCGCAGGTACGCACTACCAGCACTGGCAGCAAGGTGGCAGATTTTTGCGTTGCCGTACACCGCAGGCTTAAAGATGGGGAAGATACTTGTTTTATGCCGGTTACGGTGTGGGGAAAAATGGCCGAAGTTTGCGCAACGTACTTGCAAAAAGGCAGCGGGGTTTTGGTGCGCGGATATTTTAAGCAGGAGCAATGGCAGGCGCAGGATGGCAGCACGCAGCGCATGACCAAAGTAATAGCGGAGGAGGTGCAATTTACCAGCCGCCCACGGCAACAGGATGGCCAGCAAAATAACCAGCAAGCACAGGCACAAAAACGGGCCAATGATCTACACAAATACGCACCACAGGATGCACGGCAGCCAAGTGTGCAGCCGCCCAGCGATGATATACCGTTTTAAGGAGTTGCGATTATGCCAAAGGTAAAAGGATTTGTAACAAGCTACGCGCAAGAGGCGGGATTAGATGCCCAAGATGCCCACGCGCGCGCGCAAACCGGCAACAATGGCGCAGAGCCGGGGCGTGAGTTTAAGGTAAGGAAAGACCCGAACAATTACCGGATGCACCCGGACAATAACCGGCGCATGATTAAGCGCAGCCTGCGAGATTTGGGGGCCGGGCGCAGTATCGTGGTGGATAACACCGGAGCCAGCATTGGCGGCAGCGGCGTACTTGGCGAGGCCGAGGCGTTGGGGTTGCCGCAGCGCATTGTTGAAACGGACGGGAGCGAGCTGGTTGTGGTGGTGCGCAAGGATATGGGCCCGGATGACCCGCGCCGCAAGTTGTTGGCATTGGCTGACAATGCGACAACCGACCAAAGCGAATGGGATGTTGAGGCATTGCAGGCGGCGTTTGATACAGAGGAGTTGCGGGAATGGGAGATTGATTTACCGGCACTGGATGATGTGGCAAACGATGCCGCAGGTATAGGCAGCGCAGAGGCCCACGGCAGGCTGGCAGATAAGTTTTTGATACCGCCATTTAGTGTGCTGGATACCCGGAGGGGGGATTGGCAAAACAGGAAAAGGGCGTGGAATGAGCTGATAGGGGATAATGGCGAGAGCCGCGAGGGCAAATTGGGCACGGAGCCAATAACCGGCAATGAGAAATACGGCAAAGCTGGTTTTGCAACGGTAAGCATACTTGATGCAACGCTTGCGGAGATCGTTACAAAGTGGTTTACCCCGGTTGGCAAGTGCAATATATGCGACCCGTTTGCGGGGGATAGTGTTTTTGGTTTTGTTAGCGCGTATCTTGGGCATTGCTTTACCGGCATAGAGCTGCGGGAGGAGCAGGCAGCGTTAAATAACAGCCGTGTGCAAGGGATGGATGCGCATTACATTTGCGATGATGGGCAAAACATAGGCAAACACCTGCGGCCGGAAAGCCAAGATCTTGTTTTTAGCTGCCCGCCGTATTTTGACTTGGAGCATTACAGCGATTTGCCCAATGATGCCAGCAACCAAAAAGAGTACGCAGGCTTTTTGCAGATATTGGATAATGCGCTTACCGGCGCAGTGCAGTGCCTTAAAAAAAATCGTTTTGCGGTGATTGTGATGAGCAATGTGCGGGGGGGGGCTGGTGCATATTATGATATTTGCAGCGATATTACCCGCATTATGCAGCGTAATGGGCTGTTGTTGTATAATGAGCTTGTATTGCTTAACTGCTGCGGCACCGCACAGATCAGGGCGGCCAATTATATGCGCAATAGAAAAATCATCCGCATACACCAAGAGGTGCTGGTGTTTTACAAAGGCAACCCCAAAGCGATACAGGGGGATTTTGCAGAGATTGAAATTGCGGATATTGAGGGAGTGGATGATGAAAGCGCAGATATATAATTGGCACGGCTGGTGCGGCGAAACGGAGCCGGACAGATTAAGGGCGTATTATTTGGAGGCGCTGGCGGCGTGCGGGTTTAAGGTGCTGCGGATTGCGGAACATTATTTTACGCCGCAGGGGTACACGGCCTTGTTTTTGTTGGCCGAATCCCATTTTGCCATACACACCTTCCCCGAACACTCCCGCACCTATTTGGAGTTATCCAGCTGCGTACCTTTGCCCTTTGCGCGCTTTACCGCCGACTTTACCGCCGATACCACCCCAAACCCGTAACCCAAAGGTGCAGATTATGGCAAACAAGATGCGAAGAACAAAAGCAGAGGTGTTGGAGGCCTGCAAAGGCTGCTTGGGGATATTGGAGGATGCCCGTAAACAGCTGGGTGTGAGCCGCCGCACTTTTTACAACTACCGGCAGCGCTGGCCGGAGGTGCAGCAGGTAATTGAGGATGAGCAGGAACGGGGGCTGGATTTTGCAGAGAGTAAATTGCTGCATTTGGTAAAGGGTGGCGATTTTAGAGCCATTGCGTTTTACTTGGAGCGCAAAGGCAGGCACCGGGGATGGGGTGCGCAGCAGCAGTTGCAGCTTACCGGCGCAACGGTGCAGCCACCGGTGATATGTTTTGAGGACACCGCCGCCGCGCCTGCTGATGCAGCAGAGGGCAGCGAGGATGGCCAGCAATAAGATTGTATTTAACCGCAAATATGCCCCGTTGTTTAACCCGGCATGCCCGTGCCGGTATTTTATCGTAACGGGTGGGCGCGGCAGCGGTAAAAGCTATGCTATAAGCAGCGCCGTTGCGACAGATCACGCCACGGCAGATTACAACATATTGTATCTGCGGCAAACGCTTGTATCTGCCAAAGTATCCATTATCCCGGAGTTTTACGAGAAATTGGAGCTGATGGGCCTTGCGGGCATTGTTACCAAAAGCAATACCGATATGCGCAACACCTCCACCAATTTCTCCATGTTCTTCCGTGGCATTCAAACCTCCCGTGGCTCCAACGAGGCCCAGCTAAAAAGTATCAAGCGCATAGGCCTTGCCTTGGTTGATGAGGCCCAGGAGCTTGTTGATGAGGCCGCGTTTGATCGCATAGATCTTACATTGCGCGATGTGGATATAAAAAACCGGGTGATATTATCCTTGAACCCAACCGACAAAAAGCACTGGATATATCGCCGGTTTTTTGCTGAGCGCAACGTGCCCGATGACTTTAACGGCATTGTTGGCGATACCTGCTATATACATACCGATTACCGCGACAACAGGCAGCACTTAAATGCCAAATTTTTGCAAATGGCCGAGGATTGCAAGGCGCGCAATTACCAAAAATACCTTAATATTTACTTGGGATTTTGGGCGGGAAATACAGAGGGCGCATTGTGGAATGAGGAGCTTATTGCACCGTACCGCGTGGCGGCGGTACCTATGCCCTTGGAGCGCATTGTTGTGGCGGTTGACCCGGCAGTAACCAGCGCAAAAGGCAGCGATGAAACAGGCATTGTGGTGGCAGGCAGCAAAACGATACGCGGCCAGCGGCATTACTTTGTGTTGGCAGATCGCAGCACCCACGCCAGCCCGAGCGCATGGGCTGCGGCCGTGGTTAATGCGTACAATGAGTACCGGGCAGATCGCGTGGTGGCTGAAACCAACAACGGCGGGGATATGGTGGAGCAAATGCTGCGGCAGGCGGCGCAGCGCGTGCCGTACAAGGCGGTACACGCCAGCCGGGGAAAGATCGTGCGAGCGGAGCCGGTGGCAGCGTTATACGAAAAGGGGCTGGTGCACCATTGCGGCAGCTTTGGGCAGTTGGAGTGGCAGATGTGCAACTACTGCGGATATGATAAAGAGGCCAGCCCCGACCGCATGGATGCACTGGTATGGGCAATCACCGAATTGAGCAGCAAACGCGGCAGCGGGCCCATTGTATAAAATTTTTTGGGAAATATTTACAAAATAAACCAAACAGGGCTTGCATTTTGTAAATGAAGCATTATATTTTATCATTGTAGGGCACGATGCCACAGAAAAAACCACAACACAAGGAGAAGAAGATGGCACAAAAAAACATTGTGAGTTGCAGCTTTGGCAAAGACAGCTTGGCCATGCTGCTGCTTTTGATTGAAAAACGCATACCGGTGCACGAGGTTGTTTTTTATGACACCGGCAAGGAGTTTGATGCCATATACGCAACGCGGGATGCCGTGCTGCCTATTTTGACTGCCAACGGCATAGCATACACAGAGCTTAAACCCCAAAACAGCATGGATTACGATATGTTTGAACGCCCGGTAAATGAAAAGGGCGGCGGGGTGCATTATGGGTACAGCTGGTGCGGAGGAAGGTGCCGCTGGGGCACGACCAAAAAGATTGCTGCCTTGAAAAAGCATTGTGCTGGGTGCATCGAGTTTGTGGGCATTGCGGCTGATGAAACAAGGCGCATCACAAAATCAGCGCGGGAAAACCGGGTTTTGCCGCTTGTCGAATTTGGCATGACCGAGGCAGACTGCCTTGCATACTGTTACGGCAAGGGCTTTGAATGGGTTGAACACGGTGTGCGGCTTTACGAAATTTTGGACCGCGTGAGCTGCTGGTGCTGCGCAAACAAAAACCTGAAAGAGCTGCGAAACATTTACACCCACCTGCCACACTACTGGCAGCGCCTGCGCAACATGCAGGCGCGCACCAACCGCCCTTTCAAGGGTGATATTGGCATTTTTGAGCTTGAAACCCGTTTTTGCAACGAGAAATAAACCACCGGGGGGCCGCAAGGCCCCTTGTAAACACAAGGAGCATAAGATCATGGCAAAGCACACTTTTGAGGCAACAATAGATACTTTTAACTGGCGGCAGGATGAAAACCACGTGCCGCAGATCACCGAACGCCGCACCATTACGGTTACCCGCACCAGCAGCCACGATTACCATTTTTATTGGGAGATTTTGCAGGTGAGTTATTGGTACCGGCTGAACGAAAAAAAGGAGTGGGTACCGGTGCCGGAGCTTACCACGCCGCACCACGATTGCGGATTTAGAACAATGCCGGGGCCGGGTACGGTGGGCAATGTAACCACCAAAACCGGCTACTTGCAGCACGGCAGCAGGCACTATTACAAACGCGAAACAGTTACGCTGTTTGCCAAAAACACCCCGTGCAAGATTGTAAAATAAAAGTAACAGCCACGCCCCCGCGAGCGCGGGGGTATGGCAATAAAGAGGTGCGGATATGAAATATTTGCTTGCAGATGCCAAAAATGGCAAAGTATATGATGAGTTTGCCACACTGTTGTGGGCAAAACGCTGGCTGGCAGAGTATGAGGAAGTCGACAGGGAGGATGGCGTATATGAGCCCAATAGCTATGCCATAATACGGGTGCCGGAGGATTTTGAAAACAGCAACGCGGTTGCGGTACAAAAGGTTATTGCAGAGCAATGCAAACGCATTGACAATGCAGGCAAAGGAGCACAGCAGGATGCGGTTTAAGATCATAACAGTTGAGCGCTGGATAGGGAGCCAGCTTACAGGGGCAGATGTAAGCGCCTTTTTTGATGAGCAGCACCCGTATATGGCATTTGATGGAGAGGGCTGGAACGCATTAAAATTAAAGCTGCCGGATGAGGTTGATGCAGCAGCGCGCTTAATGAAAGACACGCGCAAGGGCAACAACGATGCGATAGGCAACTATTTAAGCAGCCGGGCAAGGGATGAAATAAAAAAGCATGCGCCGCAAATTGATGTGCGATACATGAGATAAAAAACCACAGCCCCGGTGTTGCCGGGGCAAACAACCACAAGGAGTATTACCATGAACAAAGCAAGACGCAAAACCCTTGAAGAAATCCGCGAAGCGCTGGGCGGCCTTATGTTGCAGGTTAACGAACTGGCAGAGGCCGAGCAAGAGGCTTTTGACAACCTACCGGAAAGCCTGCAAGAAACGGAACGCGGCGAAGCCATGCAGGCGGCCATTGACAACCTTGACAGCCTGCGCAACAGCCTTGAAGAAGCCGGGGAATACATTGAGGACATTACAAACGCATAAGGAGAAAAAACAAGATGAACAAGGTACCGACAAGAGAAACGGCAACGCCGGAGCAGCTGGCGCGCGGAGAGTATGAGGTTGAGGGCGTAATGGGAGGCCAAGGCCGTACCCCGGAGGAGCTTATTGCAAGCGCGGATGCGGTGGGCTTGGTGTTTGTTTGTGTGTTGGCATTGGCTGGCATTATTGCAGTGGTGCAGGCAGTTATTTGATATAAGGAGCAATGGATATGAGAGCAAGACTTTATCAAACGGGTAAAACTTTGCAGCTGGATGGCAAACCGCAGGAGATCATTGCGGTAATGCGCAATTTGCAACAGGGTGCTGCAACAAAACAAAAGCCGGTGCCGGATAAAATGGGGCTGGATGATACCGGCCTGCGGCCTGCGCTGCTGGATTGGGAAAAGGTGCGGGGAGTGTGCCGCGACAAGAGAGCCGAAAGTATTTTTAAGGTGGGGCAGCTGGTGGCAACACCGCATAAACAGCTGGGATGGCAGGGCGGGTGTATCATTTGGCGCGTTTGCGCAGTTACGGCCAGCGCCGTAACGCTGGTGGTAACGCAGCCGGTGGCGTTTGATTTTGAATTTGACGAGGGCGAGCTTACCACCGACAATACAGGGAAGTGCAATACGCGCGGCCGAGATTACGGATACAACAGCTGGCGCGAAAGCGCGTTGCGGCAGTGGCTTAACAGCAGCGGGGCCGCTGGCAAATGGTGGGGGATGCAAAACAGCTGGGATGTTGCGCCGGGCTATGCCCACAATGTGCCGGGTTTTTTGGCCGGGTTTGATGCTGCTTTTTTGGAATGTGTAAAAGATCACAATACCATAACAGCATTATGGGATAAACCGGGGATGGCAGAGAAAACCAAAGATAAATTTTACCTGCTGAGCCGCACAGAGGTTTTTGGCGATGCCAACAATGATGTGGCAGAGGGGGAAAAACTTGATTTGCCGCAGCAGTTTTTGCGCGGCCATTATTGGTGGCTGCGCTCCCCGCACCCCGGTTATACGAATTATGTGTACATCGTTACTACCGCGGGCACGCTGAACTACTACTACGCTAACTATGCACGCGCCGTGGCCCCGGCTTGCGTAATCGGGTAAATCCAAACAATCCCCACCCCCTTGTGGGTGGGGTAAAAGAGGTGTACAATGATGCGACAATATAAAGGTAAATTGGGACCGGCGATACTGCGCAGCGCGGTGCTGGATGAGATGGCAAAGCAGGGGCGCAGCGCGGCAATGACACGGGGCGGGCATATTATATGGGTGCTGCCAGCCAGCAGCTTGTTAAACCGGCAATACAAAGATGTGCGCAAAATGCTTGATACAGGGGAGCTGCACGAGTATATAAAACCGGAGCAGCAGAGGCCCAAAAGGATATTGCGGCCGGAGCAGGCAACACCAACGCAGCAGCGCAACGAGGCGCTGGCCATAGCCCAAGGTGCATTGGCGATACTGGCAGAGGTTTGCAAAGCAATAAACACAACAGCAAGGCAACAGGGGATAGACATATCAAAACAGCTTGCAAGCCGTACAAATAACTTGCAAAACAGATATTATTATTTAACTATTATGCGCGCGATTATGCCGCAGGATGGAGGAGAAAATGCAGATCAGATTTAAGAAAATGCACCCAATGGCAAAAACCCCGAAACAAGGAACAGCGGGGGCAGCCGGTTATGATTTAATGGCGGTGGATTACAGCAAAGAAAAAGAGGTGGATGCGTGGAGTTACCGCACCGGCATTGCGGTGGAGATACCGGCCGGATATGTGGGATTGATAACCCCGCGCAGCAGCATTTACCGCACCGGCAGCATGCTTTGCAACAGCGTTGGCGTGATTGATAGCGATTACCGGGGGGAGATTACTGCGAAATTTACCGGCAGTACAAAACCGTACAATGTGGGGGAAAGGATATGCCAGCTGCTTATTGTGCCGGTGGAGGTGGTGGAGTTTACGCGGGTGGATGAGTTAAGCGAAACAGAACGAGGCGCAGGCGGCTATGGGAGTACGGGGAAATGAGTTTTTTTGTAACGCCGCACGCCATACACAGAATGGTGGAGCGCGGGGTAAATCTTGATACCGTGGCCGCAATCATAAAACACGGCAAACGGTGTTATATGCCAGCACGCGAGGCGTGGCGTTACACCTTAAAAATACAACACGGCGCGCCGCCCGCACACGTGGTACTGGATAAAGGCCGCCATATCATTATAACTGTTTACCGCAGCCAGCGGCAGCAAAGGCGCAAGCACAGTTAAAAAAGCTGCCATGTTGACACCCCCGGCATAGTAAAATAAACTTAACATGCCGGGGGTTTTATTATGCCTGCAATAGATCACAATTTAATTTTTAGCCGTGAAAATCCTTTTTATACTGCCAATAAAAATTTATGGCAGCGTTGTTTGGCCGCATACGGCGGCGGCACAAAATATATCAAGCGCGCGCTGGTGCGGCACATGAGCGAGATTGAGCCGGAATATATAGAACGGATAAACCGGGCCAGTTATATGAATTACCCGCGCAGAATTGCAACGCTGATTACCCAATATGTGCTGGCGAAACGGCCGGAGCGCGAGGGCGCAGATAGCGAGGTTGTGGAGGATTTTACCCGCACCGGGCTGCGGGTTGATGAGGTGATGCGGCAGTTTAGCACGTACCTTAATATTTGTGGCTGCGCGTGGCTGGCTGTTGATATGCCCAGCTTTGACGGGTACAAAACCAAGGCAGATGAGATTGCAGAGCGCTTGCGGCCGTATGGCGTTGCGTTGAGCCCGCTGCAAGTGCCCGATTGGAGCTATGCAGCAGATGGCAAGCTGGCGTGGGTGTTAGAGGCTGAGGTGCGTTTGGATAACAGCGACCCGATGGCAGAACCAAGTGTTATTGAGGTGCGCAAATTATGGAACCGCACGGAGGTGCTGGTGTTGACCCACAACAAACGCACCGGAGAGCGCACAGAGAGCGTTGTGCAGCACGGACTTGGTGCGGTGCCGTTTGTGCGGCATGTGGAGATTGACGGGTACGGCCTTGGCGAAAATCATTGGTTTGAGGACGTGGTGCGCATTAGCGACAGCATATTAAATGCGGGGAGCGAGGCGCAAATGAATGTGGTTAAGCAGATGTTTGGCCTGCTGGTAATCCCGGAGGATTTTTTAGACACGATCAACCGCCAGCGGGATGAGCAGCAAACAAACACGGATGATGCCACCGGCAAAGATGAGCCGTTATCTTACACGCTGGCCCGCAGTGCTGCATTATTTGAGAGCGCAGAGGGCAAAGGCGTAAGCCGCTATATCAGCCCCAGCGGAGCGGAAACCACAACGATACGCAGCGAAATTGATGCGCTGCGCAAAGAGATGTACAGCACCGTGGGGCTGGCAACGAGCAAAGAAAACACCAAAGCGGTGGAGAGCGCAGAGGCAAAAGCGTGGGATTACCAAAACATTGAGCATTATATGGCCACGCGTGCAGATGTGCTGGAACAGTGCGAAATGCAGGCGTGGCGTTTTATCAATGCTTGGATGCCTACAATACCGGTGCCAACGATCAGTTACAACCGGAACTTTGCTATACTTGAACTGCAAGAAAGCGTGGCAACGCTGCTGGATTTAAGCGGGTTTAATCAAGACAATGAACCGTACCAGCGTGAGGTGGGCAAAACGGCACTGGCGATGCTTAACCGGTTGCGGCAGCTGCCTGCGGATAAAACAGAGGAAATATTAAGATTGATTGACAGCAGCACACCGGGCGCAGATAAAACAGAGCGTGATGCGTTGGTGAGAGCTATGCAAAGCGGCGCAGGCGGCGGCAATGTTGACAATACAAGCAATGATAAGTGAGTGATTGCATGGGCGAACCATGTAAAACACCGTAAACAATCACATAACAACGGAGCAAAGCATGAAGATTGAGGAGATTTTGGCCAAAGTTGCCAAGGGTGAAGCCATTACAGAGGCCGAAAAAAAGTTTTTGGCAGATTACAAAGAGCCGGTGGCAGACGATGCAAGCAGCAGCAGCGTACCGCGAACCCGGCTTAATGATGAGATTGCCAAACGGAAAGAGGCCGAAAAAGAGGTGGAGCAGCTTAAAACGCAGGTGGCCGACCTTACCGACAAGGTGGAGGAGATGGAAACCAACGGGATGAGCGAGGCAGATAAGGCCAAAAAAGAGGCTGACCGGGAGCTTGGCAAATTAAGGGCACAGGTTGATGCGCTTACCAAGGAACGCGATGAGGCAACGCAGAAAGTGGCCGAAATGGAGTTTACGGGGTGGGTGCGCGAGCTGGCCACCAAGCACAATTTTACCGATGCCGAATACCTTGGCTTTAAGCTGCGCGCCGCAGGGGTGAAAACTGATGATGCAAACGGCGTGGCGGCCTTTATGAAAGGGCTGGAAAAGGATGCGCCGGGCATGTTTAAGAGCACCGCAAAACCGGGCGCTGGAACGGCGGCAAATGGTGGGCAAAATGCACCGCAAAGCACCGCAAAACAGCGCTTAGAGGAGCTTGGCAAAAAAACCGAACTGACCAACCGAGAGGTGGCAGAGGTGATTGAGCTGCAAGCAAAAGTAAAAGCCGAGGGCGCAGATGGCGCCGCAGGAAAACAGGAGTAAGGAAAAATGGCGTTTGAATTTGGCCAGTTTAACGAGTTTAGCGATAGCGTAACCTGCGCAGACCCCATTATTGCTGCGGCCGCTAAGGCTATCAACTTGGGCCCGTGGACGGGCAAATTTTATGAGGCGATGGTTGCGCCGGAAGTGGCGTTTGACACCAAGGAATTTGAAATCTACACCCGCAGCAAAACCAGCCGTGATGGCGTTATTGGCAGCGCGTGGGCAGCTACCGGCGCCACCGGGTTATCTATGACTGCCGCAGCGTGCAAGGGCCTTACCAAAGGGCACGTGCTGCTGGTTGGCGCAGAGGTTGTTATTGTATCC